CTTCAACCACTTCGGAGGTAATCAATATGAAAAATGTAAACTTTATGTGTGAAGCAATCTTCTCAAACGGTGAAAAGAAAATAAGATTTACAGCAACAGAAAACGCAGCAAGAAACTTCGCAAATAATCAGTTCAAGAAAGATGAAGACGTAACAGTTAACATCTACGACGCAAACGGTGATCTTTTCACTACATATCACGCTTAATCAGGAGGAAATCAGAATGAAAAATTTACTTGAAAGAACAATTGATCGTATCAATGAAGAATTCGCAAAGCAGGGAAATGGTGCAACAATAAACCATAGAAACGGTAAGGCATACGCAATTTGGTGTCAAAATTCTGGGAGGAAGATTATGATCACTGATGAAGAACTTCGCTTGGCAATGCGTGCAGGATATTTTGCAATCGTCAACAATAAGAAATTTGAAGTCGGCTGTTATGCCAATAGTAATGGTCAGAGCATAAATTTTTACAAAGCAGCGAAAATTCTGCTTTGTAAAGCCGAAGGCCTCGATCCTGATGAAGTCACAATCGAAGTAAATGGGAGAAAATTTTAATATGATCAAAAAATGCATAGTTTGTGGAAAATCATTCACACCTGTTGCAAATCATTCGAGCGTTCAAATTCTTTGTAGCGAAGAATGTCGAAAGATTCGCCAAAAGGAAAGACATAGTACGGAAGAATTCAGAAAGAAATGCCGCGACCGATGTAGAGCAAAAGCGATTACGTTCTGCGCATTGTGTGGTAAACCAGTTGAGAGAAATTATTCGAGTGGACACAAAGAAAATTGTCGTATGCATGATAGATGTGTATTCGAAGATTGCAAGAATGCGATTCTTTCAGGAGAAAAACTGACGCGTGCTCAGTCAGAACGACTGTATCGACGTGGTTATACGGTCAAAGAATTCAAAGCTGAGATCAGCGAGGAGACACAAGAATGAAACTAAGATATTTTATTATAGGAATTATTGCAATGCTGCTGGGATGCGTCTGGATACGTCTCATGATTGCATTATTGATAATAATCGCAAAGCTAGATATTGCAACTAAAACATTATGCATTGTGATTCTGATGTGTATCGCATCTTTAATATTCTCATTCGAGAAAAGATAAAAATGAGCGCGCTCCTAAAAAAGAAGTGCGCTCATTTATCATTTGTTCTCGAGTGTATTCAGTCGCATGTTTATTGTTTTGATCTGTTCTTCAGCGACAATCGTTCTATCCGATATTGTGTTGAACTGATCAACTTTTCTTTCGAGCTGCTCAATTCGGTATGTTGTGAGTTTGCTGCTTACGAGTATGCCACCAAACGTTGCAACGAATGACGAAATCACTGTGAGCAATGCAGAAATGTCCGGCATGATTTACACCTCCACAACACAATTGTAATATGCAGAAATTTTGTCGATTGGTGATTTTGCATCTTTATCGAAAAGAAATGCTCTCGCCATATCAGCATAAAATTCTGGAGTATTCACACCATATGCGACTGCTACGTTATAATAATCTGAATACATCATATTCATTGCGCATTCCCAAACATATGAATTCACGTCTTCAGGTTTAAACGAATCTGTTTCTTTAAGTGACCAGTGTGCGCCATGAGTATTGTCTTCATTTTCCATATTGAGCAACCAGTTCTCGGCTTTTTCTGGAGTGAAATTGAAATCTTTTTTGATCATCGCTTCCATTTCAGAAATATGTTTCCAACATTCTACCATCGAATCTATTGCTGCGGCCGATCTTTCATTTACTGGATTTGTCATGTATTTCATTAATCCAGATTCGAGTTCATGTTTATATTTCTTAATATCTTCGCACGTCATTCTTACACCTACCTTCTGAAATACTTCAATTATCAATTTCGCCTTGCAAATTGTGATCATTCAATTGCAAGGCGAATGATAAATGTTAAGTTTGCTTATACGTTAAGCGGTTGTCGCTGGTGCATTCGGAACGAACTTACCAAGCTGACTAAGAATGTAAGCACTCTGTGCGCTGTTGTTTGCGATGTCCTGCGCATTTGCAAGAGCTGACTGCGCATCAGCAAGACGATTTTCAAGCATCTGTGTTTTGATTGAGCAACAACACTGATCCATCTTATAACCAAGATCGGCAATACTCTGCTGAACACCGTTGAAGCCATTACACAGATTCTGATTCACTGTGTTGAAGCCGTTTGTGATCTGACTTGAAAGCTGATTCATGTTCTGAATACCGTTAATCAGGTTTGTGTTGTTCTGCTGTGATAAGAACATTGTCTGATCGTTGGTATTTTTGAGGGTCTCGTAGTTATTGTTTGCACTCGAAAGCACAATGTTCTCAAGTGTTGCCTGATTTGTCTGAGCATTTATCATGCCCTGAACATCAGCCTGTGTCACAGCTCCCGCAAAAGCAGCATTTCCGCCCCAACCGAAACCACCGTTGAATCCTCCAAACATGACTGCGATAATCAGGAACGCACCGAGCCAGTCTCCAGAGAAAAATCCACCGTTTTCATTCATAGATAGTTTACCTCATCTTTCTTTGATTTTGTTTTATTTCATACCTGCTAGCTGGTTAGAAATCTGAGATTTTGCTTGCTCATAATTTATGCCTCTCTGTTGGCATAACTGCTGAGCGGTGTTCTGAATATTGTTAAAATCCATATTGTTCAATTCGGGTATACTTCTTAAAAACTGCTGAGGTGTCTGACCGCTCATCATTGCCGACATTGCTCGCATCATTATGTTCTGTCCATTTGGACGCTGACTCATCATTTGCAATATTGGATTCATCGATTATTCTCCTTTGTTTTTCAAAAGCTCCGCTAAAACTGCTACACGTTCTGAGAGTTTATCAAAATCAGACTTAAGAGCATACGTGTCATTTGTAGATTGTGTCGTTGTGGTCTTTTCTTTAAACTCAAATTCTTTGATCTGTTCAACGCCATTCGCATCAACAAACTTCGTATAGAAAACAGGCTCATCGCTATCCATCAAAATCGTACTGCTCGATGGAGGCATGATAAATGCTTTAGCCCCATTAAATCCTTTTACGTACTGAATTTGACACGACTGCTGTGGCTGCTGCATTTGAGCAAGCTGTGCTTGCATGTTCTGTAACTGCGGCAAAAATGGATTCGAATACATTTTTACTCCTTATTTTTCTCAAGCTGCGTACCAAAATAAAAACTGATTACCGACGAATAAATCGGAATAAACACTTCGGGTGTGATTCTATCTTTCATTGCCAAGTAAACAAACGCGCCCGTAAGCGCGAATGTTACTAAGCTTTTTACAGTCAAAAGATTGCTGAATCTCTGCTTAAGGGTTGTCATATGATCACCGCTTCATAAATTCAGTCATTGTATCTTTACCAAAAATACCATCTGCTGTGAGACGATGTGCCTTCTGCCAAGCGATTACTGCTTTTTCTGTAGCATCTCCAAAATCGCCGTCATCGCACCAATGACCGCACGAATATCCATCCTGAATGAGAAGGCGCTGAATGCGTTTTACGTCTTTACCTTTGCAACCTTTCTTAAGAACTCGCATTGAAAACGTAAATGTTTCTTCTGTCTCATTAACCGTCTGCTTCTCTTCAACCTTCTCTTCGACTTTATCATCAAAAAATTCAGACATATCAATGATACAATCGAAGCAAGCGGAGTTATACGAATATTTAAACACGTTTGATGTACTCGTACCGCAGAAATCGTCATCATCCCCGTTAGTATTTCCTTCGAGAAGCTTGATTATTGAACCAGTATTATCGATTACGACACCGACGTGATCTGCTCCATCAGCTGGACTTCCGTTAATTTCAAAAAATACAATGTCTCCAATTTCAGCAGTTTTGAAGTCATGATTTGCACGTTTCTTTGCAAATTCAGTCGCTAAAAATCCAGAACAGCTGAATGTTTTCGGAAACTCACTAATGCCGCAAACATCGTGCATTAAGTAGTACACCTGCATCATGCACCAGTCTGTCTTCACTTTGTATTTTGCGAAGAGATCTGAACCAGATTTACCGATTCGTTTGTTTGCTTCTTTAAGAAATTCTGCTCTTGTTTTCATGAACATTCATCCTCTCTTTATATCATTATAATACATTTTACTAGTAATGTAAATATACAAAAGTTTATATTTTTGTTCATCGCCGTACCAAAATCAAATTTGGTTCACCTTAGTCTTTAATCTTTCTACCACAATATGGGCAATATTCATAATCGCATTTTTTCAAACAGATTTCTGAATATATCTCAGCTAAACACATCTGACATTCAAACCTGTTTGTATATCCTCTTACGTCAACATCTATAGGCTTTAATTCTGTTTCTTTCACTTCCATATCGTCCATACTGCACCTCTTTCTTTTTCTTTTCTCTACAAAACTTGAATTTGGTACGGTTGTTTATTTCCTATCATTTACATATATACCGTTTGGTTTCAGTTGTACATCGAATCAATGCCGCATTTGGTGTGTCGAAAGCGTTTGTTCCGTACCGACCTAACTACGATTTGGTCTCAGACTATGCTCAAAGCGGTGGATTTCAAAACGGTAGTCGTGGAGGAATAATTAACAATGCGGATCTAAATACTATTAGTAAAACGACATTTGCAGTTTATAATAATCCATCTGCTATGCCTGCTAGTGAAACCGGATATTGTTGGGTTCGCACAACTATTTATGATGCGAACGCTGCATTGCAAGAATTGTTCATGTTTATGACAGGAGTATCTTACGTTAGAGTGAGATATAATAGTGAAACTACTTGGCAAACATGGAAACAGATTACGAATGCTTAATTCATTAGTATGTCTCAGCTGATTCAAGCTATAACATAATCTATACTGATTTTCACATAAGTATTTGTTGTCAGTGTGTCTGTAACAAGAATCTTACCCGGACTTGTACTATCAACGAACGCATATCCTATAGATTTTACATTCCATTCCTCAGTACCAAATCCTGCTATACCTACCCATTGATAGTTAGGCTTATAAGTATTCATATATGCTATCTCATAAGCTTCACCAAAATTACCGGAGTCTTTCGCTATTACAATTGTACCGAAAATGTGTTTTCCTTGTTTATAAATATGGGTGCGATTAGTAGTTGTGTATCCGGTTGCTAAAGTTAGCACAGATGTTATATCAACTATGTTAATTGCTTCGTATACCAAATCGTAGTTTGACTGAGTGCTTATAGACCAATTAAGTTAGCAACAAACCAATAGACGGTTGATTTGGATGTGATGGTTAGTTCACCACTATTATCTGTACTTGCAGTTATGGTAACATATGTATCAAAATCGGCTGATTTGTTGAGAACACTACAATACACCTTTGAATCATTGTCGTATTTGAGCACACAAGCAGTCTCCCATTCATTATATGACCTAACCATTAAAAGATGATTGTGAGAGTTTTGTATTTTATATGTATTAGTTGTATTTGATACATAAGTCGGGTATTTAGTAACCAACATGCCAAGTAAGGTATCATAATCAGGACGATACGGAACAAAAGCGGATGACACACCAAATGCGGCTTTTGTGGAGAACATGAACTTAAACTTCTGATTTGAATAGCTCGTGTTAGCACCATATCGGATTCTAAGGTAACGACCTGTTGTTGTTGTAAATGTGTACGGATCACTACCTGAACCATAATCATACTCACTAACGCCAACATTATTTTCCCATATTTCAACGCTATACGTTGCATATGTACCACCTGACGGACAACCGGACAATATAAGCGGTGTATTGATAGGTAATGAAGTCGGAAGCGGTATTTTTACTTCAGCAATAGCGGAACTACTTGCTCGTGTAATAGTAAATTCATTAGCAGCATTTCTTGTTAGTGTGATGGCGTCACTCCTATATATTTGTGAATCGGATATAGAACTCATATCAAGAAGATTCTTCGCCCCACTATCCACAACCTCAGCAAGAGCTGCCCTATCCTCAGCTTCGAGGTAAGTCAAATCGGAATTTGGTAGGGTAGGTCTGACATAGGTTGTATCGGTATATGATGGACGTATCATTGTGGAGAATGTTACATTGCAGGATACGTTAGCACGAACATATATCCAGACGTCATACTCAATTCCGCCACCTTCGGTTTGTATTTCATCATCGCCATAAATATTCCTATTAACTGAATATTGTGTGTTCGCTATATTAATGAAATATGTATCAGATGAAGCACCCTGTGGGATACCTGTAATGTAATAATCTCCTGCGGCTTCCGGCTTAAACACGCCAATACGTGCTGAAAACTGACTATGATTGGAATCAGTTTTGATTGTAACAGTGCCATCTGCATTATATGTTATTCCGCCAGCTGGAAATGAACCTTCGGAATATTTTGGTTTTAACGCATTTTTTACACCTGTATTCAAGGCATACAAAATATTTGTTTTGTTTGTTTCTATCTGAGTTACCTTTTCAGATGTAATTCCAGAATTAACTGCCGCAAGCTGTGTGCTATTAAGAGAATCCTGCTTCTCATCAAGTGCATCCTCCATTTCTGAAGGCTGAACTGCTGTTGCACCGGCAGCCGCTCCGCTTCTGATTGTTGCCAAATCACTGATTGCATTCTGCTTGCTATTCCATGTGCTCTTTTCCGTATCAGAAACCGCTCTGTGACTTGCGTCATAAGCGATGTATTCCGGATTGAGCTTATTACTTGCTGAAAGTTCGGTCTGCAGTCCGCTTACAAGGTCAGCAACAGAGAATTCGACATAGTTGCCGTTCTTGAGTTCAAGCTTGATTTTCTGTGTCTGTGAATCATACTCACCATCAACAACCATTGTTTCAAGCGGCAGGTCAATTGTTTTTGCGGTTCCGATAAGATTTCCTGCTGAATCTTTAAGCTGTAATGTCAGCACATATGTGCTTGAATCAATCTCGGCTTTAAGGTCAGCGGCTTTGCCATCCCATGCATCCTGCTCGTTGTCTGAAGGAATGCTGTAGCCTTCATCAACATTGATTGTAATTGTTCCCGATGTTTCAATTGGATTTCCTGAACCCGTAAGATGTGAACCGCTTCCACCTTGTACAGATACGCTTGTTACGGTACCAGTGCCACCGCCGCCACCGCCGCTTTCGTTGATGTATGTTTCGGCATTAGTAAACCATTTGAATGTTACATCGTGCTGATCCTGCACGTAGAAATTCATGTAGTATCTGCCGTTGACATACTTTCGGAACGTCTGACCTGCGGCAATATTGATCGTTGCTTCTTCTGATTCTACTGGCGCATTTCTATCTGTCACAACAACATCGAACTCGTTGTCATTTACAATTTCGAGCCACGGTGCCCATGCGTATTTTCTCGCTGACGGGTCAGAACTGCCCATGTTGTTTCCTGTGTAATCTTTCTTGCAAAGTCCTGCCATTAACGCATCGTCAATGCCTCTAAAATTATCGTTGAGATCTTCGACATCAACGGGATCTGAATATGCAGGCAGATTGAATTTAAAATCATTTGTCTTATTCATCGCTTACCTCCTGATTATGAATGTCACCCCAAAGTAATACTCTGAGATCTTTCCACTTGTATCTATAACAATCACCCCAAGTTTTAAGACTCGAAGCAAATGCTTTTCTTGCTTCTTCGGCAGCTGCAGCCGCAGCTTTTGCAGCCGATGAATTATCATAGACCATCGTACTGTACTTATCTTTTCGAGTGAGACTGTTCTGCATATTGCCGAGCTCGATCGAAACCGTGTTACCTGAAAGAATGTCAGTCGTTTTCTTCACGATTTTCTGAAGCGTTGTGATCCCGAGTTCTTCACAGTATACGTAACCAGTATCGCCGACATTACAGTTCTGAAGGCCAATGAAGTCTTTGTAAAGATCCGCATTTTTTAAGTTTGCATAATTTACTTTGTAATTGATTTTTGGATAACATTTTTCGGCGAAATAGTTTCTTGCGTCCTGTTCAAAGCTCGCAGCAGCTTCTTCATTTTCATAGCTGAATATGACTGACTTACTGATATGATGAGCAATTCGTGGAGTATTTCCATGAGTGATCGTTATGCTATGACCAAAGTTATCTTTTGCGATAAGATTCGTCATCATATCGGAATAGTCTATCGTCTCTTCGACATCGATCATATCAACGCCGTATCTGATATTGAACGCTTCTTGCTGAGACGTTTCTTTGTGTTCATTTATCGAGAAGTAGAAATTATCTCTGTAAATTTCACCACCGAAACGATTGATAAAGCAATTGTCTTCACCAAGTAATGCGCCTGTCACTGATGAACCAATGAAATATGATGTCGCAGTGTCTACGATGTCACTATCGTATGAGAAACTATACTGCGGATAGTAGCCATTTGGATCGTCATTATACGTGTGCGTCATAATCCAATCAATGAATTCTGGACCATTTTTGTTTTCAGGTCTCACGTCTTCAAGAAGTTTGTCATTGAGATCATAGAAGATGTGTCTCGCTTTGACTGTTCTCAATTTTGAGTTATCAGAATTGAGTTTCGTTTGCTTGCTGTATATTCTGAAAAGCTGACCTTCAGCTTTAATAATATTAAGCTCAAGAAGCTTGCTCCAGCGTCCCTCAGCATCTATTGGATGTTCCAATGTGAGTTCATATGCACCATTCAATTCTTCGTTTATTTCAGCCTTGGTTGGCATCAGAATCGCTATGCCGTTATCATCGAACTTATTCTGCGGATTATGCATATCGAATACACAGATATATGCGCCCTGCTTTATCGGCTGACTATGGTCGTTCGTTATCGGATACATTGGAGGGAAAACCGATTTAAACGGCAGTTCACCGTCAACGATTTTCCATAATGAATCCGGTGCATCGTCTATGCTGTGCATAGCAGGAAACATTGTTTTATACGGCAAAGAACCGTTTACGATTTTCCAAAGTGCTGTCGGATAATCATCAAAGCCTGCAGGCATTACAGGGAAAGCATCTTGAAACGGCAGATTGCCGTTGATAATTTTCCACTCTGCCATTGAATCAGCCTCCTGCTACGACTATAGCACAAACAAACCCTTTTTCATTAAGATATGAACCGTTTCTGATGCTTTCTACCCCTTCATGAACCATGTAGTTCCAATCTGAAGGCACACCATAGTTAGGCACCCAATGTGATTTACATATTACATTGGTATTTAACGATGCATCATTGTATATTCCAATCATATAGATCGGAGCACCCGTCCAATTCAAAGTTGCTTCTGATATGTCAATATCTATAACACAGTTTGTGAGAACAAGCTTTGCTTCTGCTGATGAACTTCCGTAATTATATCCAATAACATCAAAATGGAATGACGGATAATTGCCGGTTCTGTAAAAGAGTCCGCCTAATTTTCCTTGAATTCTGCAGCCTATGACATCACAATACTGAAACAAGAAAAGGCTGTTCATGTCGGTGACGTAAAACTCCATGTCGGAATCAGTTATGTTTGTATAGTCTATAAGATGCGCATATAACTTACTATGATCTAAATAAATTGAAGTGTTGTCTATATTGCATCGCTTGTCATTAGCAACACCTGAAATGAGTTTTCCGGTTATTCCTGCGGAATTAATTGAAATCGATACATTGAAAAAATCAACTTGACCGACAATCAGCTTGCTTGATGCCGCTGATGCAAATATATTTAGAATTGCGCCATTTGACACCTTGATTTTTGCCGCATGCCAGTGCGGATATGTATCGTTGAATCCTACCGCATAAAACATTGCGCAGTTTTCATCTATCAGAAGATTTTTTATTGTGCATCCGTTAAGGTTAATAAACGTGGTGACATCTGCTTTTCCTGTGAACTGACCCCATTTAAACTCCGAACCGTAGCTGTTGCAGTTTATAGTTTGATTTGGATGCTCATCGTCAAAAAACTGAATATATACGCTTGAATCTTCAACTGCAACATGATTTGATAACGAAATAAATTCCGTGTAACTGTGAACTATAAACGGGTCTGCTTGTGTTCCTGTTCCTGTTACTGCCATCACAACCACCTCTCATTCTTTGTAAGTTCTATCTTTGTAGCGTTTGTCTGAATGTAATTATCTCCTGTTGCAAGGAACGGAATCAAACCGCTGCAGCGCATAAACGTTCCGTCTTTATGACATATCATCTTTTCCGCATCGACTATTACATAGCCTTCTACATCCGGAATAACAAGAGCATTGTCATCATCTTCATTGACTGTCAATGTAAGTTCACCGTTACCATAAAGCTTATAGATCGGCTGACAAAACATGCTGCCGGAATTTTCAACTACACTTGGAAGCTGAGTTATCTCGCTTGCTTCGTTATCGGTCGAATATCTATACGGTGAACAAATGAACGAGATTGTCAGAAGCTGCTTTCCGTGACCCTGATAAGCAGGAATTATGCTGAGTAAGCGGCGGACTCTGTATTCAAAATCCGCGTTTTTACTCGTGCTAAGTGTTTCTGCCTGATCTAAGAATGCATATATTTCACTCGGATCAGCCGACTGTTCGTCATTAAAAAGATATGTGTTTATGTCGATCTGAATATCTGAACGAGTGACGTCCTGCATTGTCAGAGTTTCTGGGCGATTCGGTATAATCACGTTCTGAAAATTTCTTGGCTGCATTGGTGGCATTGGTGGCGTATCAATATAAAGCCCAACGGTCTCTGATGACACACCATTTATGACAATGTAATCTCTTCCTGTTATTGCACTCATAAGCCTATCGCCCTCCTCTGCTGCGTCTGAAGTGTTGCTATTCGCTCTGCCATGATCTGAGCAGCTCTGTTCGCATCATAATCATTCGATATTGTGCCAGCCTGAACCGTGATATTGAATATATTGTTTGTATCACCAAATGCTGTACTCTTTGCATTGTTTCCTTGAGCTTCAAATAATCCAGAAACTGGAGTCAATGCTGCATTCACGGCATCCGTGATCTTATGTGCATTCTTGGCGATACCTTCTGCAAACAGATCAATCATGTCAGGAGCATATGTATGGAAGTCGCTGAGTGGTCCTTCATCTGGTTCAGAGAAATGGAGATAATCTTTTACGAGCTGTGCAACATCGGTGACCTTTTTCTTGAGTGCTTCCCATTTTTCCTGAATACCATTGATGAAGTTGTCAATGAGATCTTTGCCCCAATTTTTTGCTTTGTCTACGACATTTGTGAAGCTCTTTTTTATGTCTCCAACTTTATCAAAGAAACCATCCTTGATTGCATTCCACTTTTCAACGAATTTTTCTTTGAAGTTCTTTATGAGGTTTTCTCCCCAAGTTCTTGCTCTGCTCACAATGTCAGTAAAGCTATCACGAATTCCGTTGATTATTGCGAAGAATCCATCTTTGATCGCGTTCCACTTTTCTTTTACTTTATCAACAAAGTTCTGAATGAGGTTTCTGCCCCAATCCATTGCACCGCGTACTGCTTCATCGAACTTATCTTTGATCGCAGTCGTTACATTGCCAATTGCATCTTTGATCGCCTGAATCTTAGATTTAACGCCATCAATGATCTTCTGAATGAGGTTTTTGCCCCAGTCGATTGACTTGTTGATTGTTTCTTGGAACTTGTTCTTGATCGCCGTGGTCACATCACTGATTGCCTGCTTTACCGCATTGATCTTGTTCTTAATACCATCGACTGCAAAATGATACGCTTCTATGATAAGATCAGCTATTGTGTTGCAGATTTCGTCATACTTGCTGTATAGCTGCATTAATGCCTGTACAATGCCAACGCCCAAACTGTCTATTATCTGCTTGCCTGCATCTATTATCAACGGAAGGTTAGCGAATAACGCTTCTGTCAAGGCTTTGATAATATCCCAACCGGCATCAAGAAGCTTCGGCAGGTTGTCTGTTATAGCTGTAACGATGTTCTGAATAACTTCCGGTAATGCATCGACAAGCACTGGTATTGCTTCGATAATCGCATCTGTCAGTGTCATGATGATGTCTAATCCAACATCTACAAGCCTTCCTATTGCTTCCGGATCAGTAAGCATCTTTGCGATGTCTCCAACAAGCTTTACAAGTTTCGGCAGCATTACACTTGCGTTGTCTGCTAAATATGCCGCAAAATCTTCAAGCGTAACAATTGCCGTTTCGATCAAATCAGGAACGTGCTCAATTATGCCTTTGCCGATTTTCATTAATATTTGAAAACCAGTGTCTATAAGCACCGGAGCGATAACACCGATTGAATCAATGATGTCTGAGAACACCCTTGAAATGCCGTTCAGTATAGCATCCGTATTCTCTACAACTCCATCTGCTATCTTTTCGGCAATCTTGATTCCTATGCTTGTTAAATAGCCGAAAATCTGCGGAATACGCAAGGACAATGTTTCAACCAGTTTATTTAATCCATCACCAAGTGAAGGACTTTGCGCAACCTTGTCAAATACATCTCCAAGCAGACGAACCACTGATAACAGCAATGTATCTGCGTTTGCCGTGATCGTATTTCCTAAGGTAGACATTAATTTTGTCACCGCTGATGTAAGTGTAGGCAGTGTACTCGTTAATATCTCCGGTATGCGCTCAATAATGTTCGGTACAAGCTTTTCGACAAGCTTTCCGACACCGTTTAATGCCTGTTCTACTCTCGGCATGATGTTCTGCGCCACAGTATCAACAGAATCAACAAAGTTATCAATCAGTTTATCGAAATCCTGCGTATCATCTGCAACGCCTGTGATAAGGTTCTGCCATGATGATTTCATCATTCCGATTGAACCGCTGATTGTTGTTGCCGCTTCCTTTGCTGTTGTGCCTGTGATGCCCATTTCCGTCTGAATGACGTGGATTGCATCAATTACATCTGCATAGCTTGAAATATCGTAATGAATACCCGAAAACTTTTCAGCATCAGCAAGCAAGCGCTCCATTTCCTGCTTTGTACCGCCATAACCAAGTTTCAAGTTATCAAGCATAGTATAATTCGCTTTCGCAAAACCACTGTATGCATTTTTGATCATTTCCATGTCAGAACCCATCTTATTTGCGTTGTCTGACATATCAATTAAAGCCTGATTTGACTTTTCCGCCGCTTTTTCGGTATCTCCTTCAAGCGATTGCAAAAGTGAAGCACTGAAACCTGTTACAGTTTCCATGTACTCATTCGCTGACAAGCCTGCGGTTCTGTATGCCTCGTTTGCGTATTCCTGTACTTTACCGGCAGAATCTTTGAAAAGCGTTTCTACACCGCCCACAAGCTGTTCATAATCTGCATAGCTTTCTACTGCCTGCTTGCTTATTGCCGCAACGCCTGCGGCTGCAGCTGTAAGTCCAGCTGCAGTGACTTTTGCGATTGTACCGATACCGCTTTTCAGTTTACCCGCAAAACTTGACATCTTACTTTCTGATCTGTCAAGCGCTTTATCATACTCACTCGTGTCACAACCAATTCGTGCGCCTACTTCAAATACGTTCATCCTCATCCTCCTTTCCTTTTCCTATCGCATCCAATTGTTTTGATATGCTCTCTATGATCTCCTGAGACGATCTCTGAGGCACATCGATTGGATGAATAATGTTATAATAGCGCTGTGTCATTGTTTTGCCACCAGCGAATCTGGCCGTATTCTCGCTTATCACTTGAAGCGCATCTGTGATGTATATCTCAAGTATCTCTCGATTCTGTTCGTCACGATACGTTTGACCAATGTACTGCCAAATATAGTCTTCACCAAAAAGGATTATTTTTTCTGTGCTGACTTCGGTGATGTATCGGCCATATCGATCAGGCCCGACTGCATTAACCGTGTAAAAAAATTGATGACTCTTTCGGACATGATCACTTCAAAGACATCTGCTGGATTAAGTTTTTCAGCTTCTTCAGCATCATCGATGAAGCAAATCAGCGCAAGAATTCTTACGGTTGCTTCAGCGTTTTCATCGAGTGCAGCATCGAGCATATCAGAGATGTTCTTCTTTCCCTGTTCTCTAAGTGCAGCCTTCTTTTCTTCTTCAGTCATATCATCGCTGAATTTTGGCTTATTCTTTCTAAAGCTGAGAAGCTTCGTATAATCAAGATATTCAGCGACAGCATGTCTGATCTTGTTAGACTGTCTTAAGAATTCTGCCATAGTGCAATTAGCGAGAGTTTTTCTTTCTTCATTCATGATATTTAACCTCCATCTATTAAAATAGGCAGAAATTTCTTTCTGCCTATTTACTTCATAATTGTATTATATTTTTACGGGGCTTCACAGATATAGAATCCCATTGGTACTTCGTCTTCTGCATCAATGGAAACATGGCCAGTGAATGTTACTGTGATCTGGCCTTTGCCATTCTTCTGCGTCTTATAGCTAAAGCCGCCCGTTGAAAGTGCGTTCTTGAGCTGAATTGCAATGATCTTGTCATCGATTCTTTCTGATACGAACCAAAGATCAGCGAAATCCTGAACTGCGACCTGAGCACGAGGCTCAATGGTTTCCGGATGATCAGTTGTAGCGGCAGTTTTGATTGCTGCACCGAGTGCTGTTTTGATCATTTCGCCCGACATATCGAGTGCAGTAAATGCGAAAGTGCAATCCCAACCAGTAATGCGCTTCATTTCCTTCGTGTTGTTCGGGCAGTTATCGATGTCCTCACCGAAATCTTCGAACGTTGGAACACAGTCTGCCTGAATGCCACCAGTTGTTGCACAAAGAACGGTTGATGACGTTGGAGCAGCTGGTGTTGCTGGATCAAAAGCAGTGAGAACCATACCAGCCTGAACCTGTACAAGGTCGAGGCTCTCTTTAGTTACTTTACTAAAATCTCCCATTTGTTTCAACTCCTTATAAAGTTATGTAGTCAGCTAAAAGCATAAGATATTTTGCTTTTATCGTTTTATCGTCCACGGGACGATTTTGAGCGAATGGTTCACCACGGTATAAAACAATATAGCCAGTATCACACAACAGCTTTCTTCCACCTCTCAGAGCTTCTGAGAATGCTTCTGTAAATGCATTAATCTGTGTGAGTGAATTGCTCTTGTAATATACGCTGCATGTTAACGCAATATTATCTGAGTCAAACTGAGACGTTATCACTTCATATGCAATGTATGGTAACTTCGCTGTGTCTGGTACCGAGTTTTCTTCGTATGCTGGAATACCAAAAGAATTATAAAACTCATGTAAGGCTTTATATTTATTCGGAATACTCATCTGGCGGTACCTCCCATTTTTCAGCATACGCTAAACTGCGTTGTATTGAAGCAGCTTTTGCGCTCTTAAATCCGCTCTGAACTACTTTATAGCACTGTTCACCGACTCTGAAAACATCGTTTAATTTCAAAGTGACTGTGTTCGGGTAAAAGATTCTGATCGCTTGAGCCGATATGTCTTTATTTGCTATTACTTTTAAATCCGAATTACCGGTTGGAGCAATAACCCCATCAAAGACGACATCGTCAACGTATGTCGTAGTCTGTCCACCTTCACCGTCATCAACTTGAGTCTTGATGATCTTCGTGCATTCAACAGATTCAGAATCTATCAGGGCCATTTAAGTTCGCCACCTTCCTGTAACGGTTGAGTTCGCTTCCGAATACTTTCTGCCAAGCAGAATCTGCAATGCTTGCTCTTGTGTACGAATAAAATCCTGATATGTTTTCGGATACATATGGTGACGGCTGAGCTGCTTCTGATTCATTGTAGGTCTTTATCTTATCGCATAAACGTAAGAACGCACGAGGTGGGCACATCGTCCATATACCGCCGTGGAATGTTTCATCCCTTAAAGCATGTTCGTGGAACTCTGCCCATTCATGTTCAAGAATAGCCTGCCAGTCCGGAAACTCCGCACTTAATTCCGCATATGTTATGCTTCCTATTGCTCCGTTGGCTGTGTAAATGTATACACCATCATTAAGCTTTGACCCACGGATCGCAAACATTTGTCCATCAACGAGAAACGGCAGTGAAATCACGCCATTCTCAATTGTGTAATCTCCAATTACTCGCTTATCGTCAAAGTAATTGTGCAGATCACCGCATACTGTGTCAATTGTTATGAGCATAATTCCACTGCCTTTCTACAACTATGAAATGGAGGTTAAGCAAAATCAACCGCGGCTTACGATCTTGACAAATGGAATTGCCTTTGAGTCGAAATAGCCAGTGCCTGCTGTATCCTTTACGATTGCCCAACGTGCAGCTGTTTCAAGCTGAACATTTGTTGGAGATACGATCGGAGTTGAAGGCTGAGTAAATGAGAAGCCGCGTGGTGCATAAAGCTTTCTCTGACGAGTGATGAGGTAATCTTCACCGCCGTTTGTCTTAGCGTCACGATCAGTTTCGTAAGGAACCTTAGCGCCGCAA